ACAACGGGTCTACCGCAAGGTTTGCTGTTAGGCACAGATATAGTGGCTCATGGACTTCTTGGGCACAAGCGTGGACTCAAGTTAACGATGGCTCAGGCTCTGGGTTAGATGCTGATCTTTTGGATGGGCAGCAGGGTTCTTATTACATGCCTGCGTCTACCAGCACAATAGCGCAGTCTAACTATGTTTCAGGCAGTGCATTTGCAACAACTGGTTCCCCTAGTAGTGTTTTAGAGTATCAGCAAGCGTCTGGTCAAACTGATACAAAATTGGCTCCAAACGGAAGTTGGCACAACACAATAAGAATGGGACACGGCAACCCATATAGCTATTATTCAAGTACGATTGCCGTGAGGATGACTGGTTCAGGTGTGGGCGACCTTTACACTCAAAATATTGGCGGTGGCAACGCAAACGGCTGGAGAAAACATTGGAGTAGTGCTAACGATGGCTCAGGCTCTGGCTTAGATGCTGATCTTTTGGATGGTTTTCAAGGTTCTTCGTTTTTACGTTCTAATGCTGCGGATACGTTCACTGGCACTCTTACAATGGGTACCCAGTTAGCCTTAGTCGCTAACAATTACGGCAGAGGTGTCTTTGGTCTCTATTCAGCTACCCGTTACCAGCATGTATGGTCTATGGGAACAGCCTATAAAACAAACGATTCTGGTACGTCATACGGCAATATGTATGGTCTTACTTACACCCACACAAACGTAGGCACTGGCACTAATCAGGCGATTTCTGGTCTTTCTCATCAGCTTCAACACAGAACTAATGGAACCCTTACGGCGGCGATTGGGTCTGGTATATGGACATCTGGCAACGTAACTGCGTATTCAGACATCGCAGTTAAAACGAACCTTGTAAAAATACCAGATGCCCTCGAAAAAGTTTGTTCGATTAACGGTTATACCTACGAAAGAACTGACTATGTAAAAGACTTAGAAGACCCAGAAGCTCCAGATGTATTAAGACAAGCTGGTGTTGTTGCTCAAGAAGTTGAAAAGATACTTCCAGAAGTAGTCAGCGGCAAAGATGGAAACAAAGCGGTTGCTTACGGAAACATGGTTGCACTTATGATCGAAGCAATAAAAGAACTTAAAGCCGAGGTCGATGACCTCAAAACCCAGTTGGAGAATAAATAATGTCAGTAACTTACGAATTACTAGAAGAATACACAGGCACTCGCACCACTGAAATGCCTGACCCTGATAACGAAGGTGAGACTGTTTCTACTGAAACTGATTGCAGAGATGTACAGGTACGCTTTACTTGTGACGATACCGATTGCGTCCATGAGCGTTCAGTCAATGTGTGCTTTGATGCTGACGGCGCATACGATGCAGCGGCTACCTTAGTCCGTGTTGATGAGGTTGCTATGGGCGTAGAGCAGAAAATAGCCTGCGGTGTAATTAGTTAATGGCCCTACCAACTTCAGGCGCTCTATCGTTTGCTAACTTACAAACTGAGTTTGGAGGCTCTAACCCTATAACTATGGGGGAGTATGCAGCCTTCCGTGTGTCTGGCAGTGGCAACACAATTAGCATGAACCAGTTTTATGGTGCAGTCGGTACTGACACACAGACTGTAACTGTAGGAAGATATTTCGATGGTACAGCTTATGTCCCAACCGATAACTACGGCTTTAGCTTAACCTTTGGTGGTGGGTTTGGGTCAATCAGTGACGGAACGCTAAGTCTTACTGGAAACACCACCATAAAAGATATTAGATGGAACAACCTCGTGCCTGAAATATATCTACAACTTTCAGCGATAGTCCCTAACTCTGGGTGGACAACTATGACTATAGCTGGGTCGGCTCTTAGTAGGTCTTCGGCTAGCTTTTCTCAATCATCAGGTATTACAACATGGAAGTGGACTAGCGCGAATCTTTTTGGCACAACCGTTGGCGCAACTAAATCGGTGGTGTTTACATGAGCAGAGTGTATACAACAAGAAATGACGGTGATGATAGTTACATCTGCTATTCCAAGAATGGTGCGTACTTTGAGATACCTTTAGAAACTGATGAAGGGGAGATACAAGACAAACTAGACTCTGCTTTGGTATCAGGGGCATTGTCAAACTATGAGTTACAGCAGTGTCACGATGATGTGTACGTTAATCAAGATGTAGTAAGACAAGACTACACTTTGGAAACTGAAGAAGGTGCGTTGATACTTGAAGAGTTAAAGCAAGAGTTTCCTAGTTACGTTAACTATGAACGATCAGAGTTTAACTTTGTTGGTAAGTATGATGGATATAGGAAGCCTTATCAGAACAGTAGTATTAGCTTCTACGATTTTGGAGTTTTCCCAAGCGAGTCATTACTGCTTAACTTCAACACGAGCTATCTAGCTAGTAACCTAAAGCATTGGTATGGCCTGAAGTTTGACCTTGTGAGTAAAGAGGTTCTGCTAAAGGCGGTCATCATAGACTATGACGGAAGCAAGCCAGCATTGCCCAAGGAAGATAGGGCATACAAGACGTTCTACGCAATCACACACGCCCAAGACGGGACTGTGGCTGACTGGATAGATGCCTATGCCTTTGGAACACCAAGGCGTATCAAGGATTTCTGTGCAGCTCAGGGGCTAGATTACCCTCTCTTTGACAACACACACACTGAGTGTGATGTAGTCTGGTGTTGGGGTTTTGTATTTCATAAAGACACATTGGAGTATGGTGCAGTTAAAGCCTACGCCAGATATAATCAACCAACCTAAAGGAGATTCAACATGGGCGAGAAAAAAACAACTCCCATCACGATCAACGATAAAGAATACATTTTTGAAGATATGACCGAGAAACAGCAAGCAATGGTTAGCCACTGCGATGACTTAGATAGGAAGATTAGGTCTACTCAGTTTAATCTTGATCAATTATCAGTAGGCAAAGATGCTTTTATTGGCATGTTAGTAACTGACCTTGAGCAAGAAGCTGAGTAAATGAAACTGGTCTTTGCGTTAATCGTTTTGATTAATGGAACGGTTGATGTAAAGGCCACCAGTCATTGGCATGATCTTAATCGGTGTAAGTGGTTTGCTGAAAGGCTAACTATTCAGGGGGCAAGACAAAGATACGATACTCCAGTTATGGCGTATTGCGTTCCCAAATATGTAGAGCCGAATAAGGTACTTATCCATGATTGACCCGCTAACCGCTATAGCAGTTGCTACAAAAGCATTTAACACCGTCAAAGCAATGGTTGCTGCTGGCCGAGATGTAGAAGATACCCTTGGTCATATTGGTGCATGGTATGGCGCTTGCAGTGATTTTAACGAAGCTAAGAAGCAGGCAGAAAACCCGCCATTGTTTAAGCGGCTAGTAGCTAGGCAATCCGTAGAGCAAGAAGCTATGGAGATATACGCCAAAGAAAAAAAAATTAAGCAGCAAGAAAAAGAATTGCGTGAATTGTTGATGTATACCTATGGCCCGACAGGTTACACAGAGCTTGTTGCTTTAAGGCGCAAAATTAAAGACCAGCGCGAAAAAACTATATACGCGCAACAAAGAAAACGAAAAGCATTGTTTTGGACTACCATTCAGCTCGGAGCTTTAGGAATATTAGTGTACACTTTGTACATTATCATCAACTTAATTATTGGAATGTCGAATGGCAACGGTATCTGAAGCACTTTTAAAGCTTGAAGCTCACGAAAGAGAATGCGCTGTTCGTATGGTTTCGATAGATGAGAAATTTCAGAACATAGAAAAGCGACTTGATGAAGGGTCTTTAAGGTTTAAAAAAAGTGAAATGATGCTGTGGGGCATGTACCCGCTGATAATTGGATTATTCCTAGTAGAGAAGCTTGTCTAATGAGCTTACTTAACCAGTTAATAGGGCCAGTAACAGGTCTTCTTGATAAGTGGATACCAGATGCAGACACCAAGCAGAAGATTGCACACGAAATTGCAACAATGTCTGAGAAGCACGCGCAGGAAATCAGCCTTGCTCAGATTAAGCTCAACACCGAAGAAGCAAAAGGCAGCGCATTCCAGCGAAACTGGCGACCTGCCACAGGCTGGGTCTGCGTCCTTGGCTTTGCAGTCAACTTCCTAATTTCACCCTTAGCCGCTGGCTTTGGTGTAGATATCCCGCAAGCTGATACTGGCACTATGATGCCTATTCTGATGGGTCTATTGGGTCTAGGCGGGCTTCGCAGCTTTGAGAAAACCAAACAAGTAGAAGGCAAATAACATGGCTAAATCACCTAAGAAAGAAAGTGGCTTCTTTAAGGCCAAAGAACTGACCTGTAAGTGCGGCTGCAATACCACAGAATTTGATCTAGGGTTTCTTGCTACCCTGAATGCCATCCGAGAAGAGTGCGGATTTAGCTTTGCCCTATCATCTGCTTACCGATGCCCCCAACACCCCATAGAAGCCCGTAAAGAGCATCTAGGAGCGCATACAACTGGAAAGGCGGTAGATGTGTTGGCTAATGGAGAGAACGCCTTAGAGATCATTAGAGTGGCACAAAAGCATGGTGTCCAAAGAATAGGCATACAGCAGAAGGGTGGCGGTAGATTTATCCACCTTGATGCCTGCACTGATGAGGATGGTTTTCCTAATCCAGCCATTTGGAGCTATTAACGGCCAGATAAATTAGTTATACTTTTGGTGCGCCATGTGGCGTAAACTTTTTTTTAATTGTCTGTTATTCCCTCTTAGCCCTGCTTATTAATTTATTGCAGGGCTTTTTTTTGTCTTTTGTTAAATAAAGTAAACTAAAAGGTTTACATTAGGGTTTAGATGTGCGATTATAATCCCACATTCAATAAAACAAGGGTTACAAAATGACTATTACCGTAAAAGGCTTAACAATCACTAAATTTAACGACATAGCGATGGTATTTACTGTTGATAGAAAAGAAGATGGCGACATTATAACTACTTGCGGCCATCGGATTGGCTGGGATTGGAACTCTAATCTAGGCACAGTTGTTTGGAATAAATCAGGGCGGCGGGTTATGCACTCGGTCAGCATAGATTAATTTAAATAACCGCCCCTTCGGGGCATTTGCTGTAGGAGGCAATCATGGGAATCAACGATCTAAACGATCTGGAGCGCGGTGAGTACGACTGCGTTTTAGGTTATCAAGCCCTAGATGGGCAATCAGAGGCTTACTATGCAGGTTATGGTGAGCAGTATGCAAAAGAACAGACCGTAGGAGGTCAATAAATGAAATCAAGCGAATCAATTAATGAGTTAGCCAGCGCACTATGTAACGCGCAGGGTCAAATGGGCGGTGCTGTTAAGGACAGTGCCAACCCTTTCTTTAAGTCTAGCTATGCCGATCTAACGGCGGTAATTAAGGCAATCAAGCAACCGTTTTCTGATAACGGATTAAGCTATACCCAGTTTCCAGTTAGTAATGAAAATGGCGTTGGAGTATCTACCCGCCTGATGCACATATCTGGTCAGTGGTTGGAAATGGATTACACCCTGCCTACGGTTAAGAAAGACCCACAGGCATCAGGTTCAGCAATAACGTACGCAAGACGGTACGCTTTACAATCTATCGCGGGAATCCCTACGGCAGATGATGATGCAGAATCTGCAATGCTGCGTGGTGATGACAAGAAGATTATCTCTGACGAACAAATAATCGCTATCAAGAAATTACTTGACGAGACTGGTGCTGACAGCGAGAAATTCTGCAAGTGGCTGAAGGTGCGCTCAGTCGATCAGATTCTAGCGATGCACTTTGATCGCGCTGTTGCCGCACTAGAGGCCAAGAAGTGATCATCTTAGACCATGAGCAGGGTTCACCAGAGTGGCTTGCTGCAAGACTGGGCAAGCCTTCTGCAAGCATGTTTTCTAAGCTAATTACAGCCACTGG